CTCGTGCTGCTACCTCAACATTGATAGCTAATTGCTCATCGATAGTTTTCTTTTCCCCATCTATCATCTTTGGTTGTCTAATCCACAAAAGCATATTATGAATAGACTGCTCATCTAAAGGACAATGAACATTTCCTCCCTCATTGGTGAACTTCGCTTCAGGAACTCGACCTGGTCTCTTTCCAAAAAATCTGATTCAATGGCTCCTTTATCAGGACGAGTATATCTCATTCCAAAAAACTGAAAAACTAAAGCTTCAAGGATTCGCATATTAAAATATTGAGACCATCTACGATGAACGGACCAAGCATTATCATCGCCGTAGACAAAACGATTCAAACCCTTCGAAATACGAGTGTTTCTAAAATCCTCGTCACCACTAATCATCTGTTGATAAAACCAAATGAAGTTGAAGATGAGAATGTTAACAAGAGAATTAAGTACACCTGTACACCAGCCACCAGAAGAATTAAAATAATCCATCCAATAAAGTTCTGCTCCTATAATCAACAAGGGAGCAACCGTTGACTTACATACCGCAAGCAACAACTTAAACTCAAAAGAAGATTCATTGTACTGATAAAGCCGATTAAAAGCTTTCGCCATAAGCCAACCAAACCAGACTTGAATGGAAGTATCGTAGCCTCGAAAATCTCCACCGCCTAAAAGCCCATCTTTTCCAAAAGAAAGAAGCTTCTGAATGATGAGTTTCCACTCAATACCGTGAGGATTAACTCCAATTGCAACTGAGTGGTTCATTCGAAACCTTTTGCACTCTGAAACAGCAGCACCAACAGTCATAACAGTCCACACTAAATGAGACAAAGCACCAACACAAAAAAGCCTTGTGTTTCCTACTTCGACAACATCATTGTCACGTGTTTCATCTTTCAAAGCTCCTGCTACCACATTTTTGGGTTCTAGACCAAGTCTAACAGCTAAATCGAGCTCAATGACTAATTTTCTTAAAGCAGGATGCACAAACTTAGTTTCAGGATCCCAAATTTCTTTCCTGTTTTTAAAACCAAGACGTTCCATATCATATCCGATTGCAGTGTCTCGAGCTAAACCAGCCCAAAGACCGGGAATGCCGAAAAGAGCTTCTTCAATCGTCCACCTTCTCATAGCCCCAGTATGTACAGCTAAAGGAAGAAAGCCTTCAAAAGCACGTTCAGGATAACGCTCAACGAACTGAGCCATCCACCGGAGGAACCTTCTAGAAGGAGACCTTTGCAATTTTTCCATAGCATAATTCAAAGGTTTAACCAACTTAGGATAATGATCATCCATAACGTAGGTTTGTTTTAAAAAAGCAGGTCTCTGAGTAACAGGATACAAAGGAGGTTCGGTCCCATCCCCTTGAAAAACGCTAGGAACTATTCGCGAAGAATCAGGTACAATCTTGGGAAACTTAAGTCGACCGAAGTAACAAATTTTTTGTTCTGGATCACTCGCTTTACCGAACTTGGGTCCCTCGAACTGAGACTGGCCAGTTTCCCAGTCTAAATAACTAGGAATGAATGCGCCTCTAGCGTCGAAATCCGAAGAGAAAAGTGGACAAAAGAAAGATGTAGAACCAGCACCAGAGACATGCAAACCGTCAATAACCACAGTTCCAAACGGATTAACATGAGTGTATGGAAGACCACAATCTCCCTTCTCTCCATATGAACCAGCAAGCTTATACCAATTAGTTGTCACAGTTTCTGAACCATCAGGATTAGTGGATATAAGCGGTACTAAACCTTTGTGAACATTTCCACCAGGAACAAGTTGAAGACTATAGGTACTAGCCTTATCAAACTTGTGAACTCGCGTATATTCAGTACTTAAATCCAAAACCTTGTCCATTTCCATAGCGTCTTTAAAAAGTTTCTGTTTTACATTAGGATACGGAGCCATGGTATTCGGAAAGTCAAGAAAATAAAGATCTCTTCCGTCAGACGCTTTTCTCATAACTATTCCGCTCCTAGAAAAAGTAGAAACCACAGAGGAACCATTTTTAACGTTAACCACCTGAAAGTTCATCCCAAGAACTTGAAAAATATGAGAAGTAACTACTGCAGTATAACCAGAAAAGAGACACCAATGGTCATATTCAGACACTCGTCCTTCAAGATCAATGAACTCAAATGAAAGAAGTCTCATATTGTTAGCAAGTTTATAATACTGATCAAAATTTCCATGAGACACAGCTCTTTCAACTTGCGTAGAAGGTTGTATGGGTTTGTGAGGATCCATAGAAGGAACAGAATGACGAGAATCAGATTGACTAGTGGGAACTATTGGCTGATGTGGATTCATAGCAGGAGTAGTACCTCTAGTCTCAGATTGTCCCTGAGGTACGACGGGTCTGAAAGGATTCATAGAAGGAACTTCTAAACGGGAAGCAGACATGTTAACCATAGGCTGACGATACATCGTAGCATCTTGCAAGTACACATCTTCCCAATTTACTGATCCTTGATCACACGAAAAACTAAGGAAATCTCCTTGTTTCACTGCAGGTAAATCTAACACGATGGGTTTAGGCTTCATAAGATCTGCAATCTTATAGCCCGCAAGGACTACAGCCGCTAAAGCTCCACAAAACAAACCTCCTTTAGCCATATACTGAGCCATAGGAGAGGAAGAATACCACTTATGAAAACTAGTCTGAGCAACCAAAATAGTTTCATAAATAGATCGTCTCTTAGAGAAAACTCTTTTGGCAGAATCAAGCCGTGGTTGAACATCAACAGCTATCTCCAAATCTCTCAAAATATTAAGTGTATCAGGAATCATGTTATCACCAAGGCAGTGATGATTACCCCATTCAGCACAATGTTCGCATCTATCAAACCTACTTATCCTCTCTTGATACTCATAATGGAACAAGTGATATATAAAAAAGCCAAGAGGACCAGGGATAATTTTAGCGGTAGGAAGACCATAAAGCAAATGCATCTTAGCAGTTCGCTCAGGCAAACAAGGTGGTTTTGAGCCATCTACATAAAGAACATCATTCCAAAGAGACTTAATACCAAATGCTATCTCGGAACAAAAGGTCCGGCTCAACATTAACCAAAACTCTTGTTGACGATGAGGCTGATCTCTTCCTCTGGCATAGGTGGCAAGAATCACATTGAAACTTTCCCTAACTCTAGAATCATAAGAAACAGTAATCTTCCACAAACGTTCCCAAAAGGATGCGTAAGGGATCAGAGGATAAGGAAATTCTAACAAATGAGCTCCACGGTGTAACCTTTCAGTCACATGAGAAGGTGTTCCTATAAAACATTCATCATCTAAACGAATTAGATGAGGAGTTCCTTGTTGCCTAAATGCTGAAACTGCATCATAAGCTTGAAGAGTAGGAACAACAACTGCAGTAACTCCTCGTCGAATAAGACCGGAAAACATTTGAGATTCGGCAATTTCAGATTTACCACAGAGGTGACAAAAGTCAGTCTTAGGATGAGCGACGACCTCTTTCTTACACAACTTACACTTAACCTTAGTGTTTTTCTTTAAAAAATAAGAACACTCTGGGCAAATCGGTTGCTTGTTTTTTTTTCCTAATTTCACAAAACACAGCTGACATCGGCTCTTCTTCCTTATCGGTATCTGTTCATTCGGCTTTCCAGGAACCGTCCTTATAGTTTCAGTACGAAGAGAACAGGGAGCTCGAGGATCTCGAAAAGAAGCAGGAGTTCTATCAACATAAGAAGAATAATCAAATGATCTAAGAAACTTAGACTTATCCATTCTCTTAGAAGTTCTTTCTTCGATTGCGTTATCTAAAATACGTACTACTTCAGAGAAACAAAGAACAAACTTATTCTCAGTTATCATACGTTGATAGATTTCAGGAGGAAAACCGGACCCAGGAGTTCCATGAGCTCGACAAAAGCCATCATCGTCAGGTCTCGCGATTATAAATTGCCAAGCTTTATCCAGATTAGGCATATACTCTTCTACATCAGAATCGGGTACATTAAAAACAACGTCTGGAAAATCAGGAACAAAATACTGTTTCATCTTGAGAAGTGAAAAATAGTTAGGTTCTTCCTCAAGATCAACTTTCTGAATCTGATCACCAGGAACAAGGAAAAACCCGGGAGACACTTCAATTTTCCTCTTAACAATCGCAAATCCGGCTAGGCTTAACTTTTCATCACGAACTACTTCACACTTCAAAGTCATTCTTCTAACTAACGCTTCAGGCTCAGACATTCCGCAAGCGGAACGCATTTTTCCATCACACATATTACTAGTTACAACACCTAGAGCAGAACAAAAAAGACTCTTCCCTTTCATATCAAAGGCACGATTTAGGGAGTAAGTTCCATCTTGACAAGCTGCAATTAACTCACAGCAAGTCTCTCCCCGTTTAAGAGGATCAGCCATAGCTAAAGCGTCATCCCATATAGTAGCGAACATACTAGGGTTATACATCTCCCAAAATGGATCATTGGGGTTCCGAGAATACATTAAACCTCGATGAAAGGAAACAGGATATTGCTTGGGATGGCGAAGTCGTTGTTTGTGATAAACAGCTGCAACAATATGCTCATAGGAAGAAGTTTTACCTTGGCCAGGAATTCCATGCAACCACAACATTGGAGTTTCTATTCGAGTTTTATAGTAGTCAGCTCGAGATAAAGCATCCGTGTGAAGCGTTTCAATCTCAACCAGAGCAGCATTAATAGCAATAGAATTACCTTGACTGAGTTTTAACCCATTAAGATAGGGTTTCAGTTTTTGACCTTGACTAGCTAAATCCTCTAAAATCTTACAAAGGTCAAGGTCAACCATAACAAGGGTTTCAATATCTTTTATCGAGGAAAATTCTCTAGCCTTATCCAAAAAATCAAATAAAGCAGTCATGTGCGATCTCTCTTTGATAAAATGATTGCCAGTCACCTTGAAATAAATAGTATCAAACATTGAAGAAATTCCGTCATACATTGTTTGACCAGTTGAAGAAAATCGAGAAGTGAAATTGACAACTGAATTCCCTAAAGAAAGCCATTTATAGTCAACAACGCCAAGACCAATGGAAATAGCAGCTCCAAGTACGGGGGCTATATCAGAAAAAGATTGTGTTTGAGGCTGAGAGGGTAACAGTATTTCCCAATACTTCTGAAGGTCATAATTGACTGGAAAGCCACACGCTTCAATTGCCCAAACAAAACCGAGTATAGCCATATCTCTAACTGACGAAATAGCATAAGAAAGTTGTGACGTCATAAATAACACCAGAGCGAGCGCAACGGAAAAAACGTATTCAGTGCTTTCGATTAAAGGCATGACCGTTCTAACCACACTGAGAATCGCTTCTTTCACAGATAGATAAGACTTATATATAAATTGCCCAATAGTCTTAACTATAT